AAGACCTTTAATCTTTCCACACACGTATTGGTATTCAGCGTAGTCTTTGGCTGCGCCTTCACCCAAACTTTCCTCCAGATTTTTGATCTGGTCATTTAGCTTTTGGGCTAAATGTTCTAGGTATTTATCTATCATTCTTCAGTTGTGCTTTCTTTAGGTTGTGCCTGTGCTTGCTTTGCTTGCAACTTAAGTTGATCTTTAGTTTTGGCTATATCAACTCCAATCTTGACGCCTTCCAAGTGCTGCTTAGCACTAAGGTTAAGCTTCTCGCCTTGGGCTTTTGCGCCCACTTGCATAGCAGCAATCTCTTTCTGAGCAGCAATACGTTGTTTCTCAATTTCAATCTGGTCGGCTTTACCTGCGGCGTCTGCCTGCATCTTAGCTTTCTTGATTGCAACTTCTTGCGCTTTGAGCTGGAGTTCTTGCATTTGCATTTGAACAATCGGATCTTGCTGGGCTTGCTGGGCTTGTTTAGCCTGCATCTCTTGCGTATCACGTTGCAAAATAACTGAAGAAGCTTTAGCAGCAAGCTGCGAAACACGCACTTCGATTTCTGGTGGCATACCAATTTGATCTTGGTCGTCCTCGTCTGGATGGAATGGTAGATCGATACCCATTTCTGCTTCCATTTGTTTGCGATACTCATACGCAATATGTTCACTAATATGGGCCTGCATAGCTGACTGCATGTTTTGGGCTTGTGGATTTTGTCCAATAAGCTGCATAATCTTTGGATCTTGCATAGCGGCCATATGTACAGCTATATGCGCTTGATGGTCTTGATACAAAAAAGCCTTGACCGGTTTCATCATAAGAATGTTTTGGTTCTCTGTGATTGGGTCTTGTGGCTTCATATCTTCTGGCAACTGAACTAGCTGGCTAGCGTTCTTAATACCTAATACATCTAACATCTGGCGATGTAATTTTGGCATGTTGTAGATTTGTGGTGCTTGCTGGGCCAACTGCAATACAGCTTGATACTGCGTAATCTTTTGCGCCATTGTTGCAGCGTTTGGATCACTAACTGGTATCACATCAACGTTATCGTAGTCACTCTTCTTAGCAGAAGGTGCGCCAACAACTGGGTCATACGTATAGGTTTCTGGAGTGTAATCACGGATGATGTCTCGAAGTAACCGAAGCTCCTCTTTAAATGAGTAGTGGATGCGGGCTTGTACAGCGGACATTACTTTTAATGTACGCTCCAGAATTGCTAAGGTTGTTCCAACAGGTGCCTGTGCGCTCATGTCAGAGATTTGTAAGTCGGCTGCGCCAGCAAAGCGGCGGCCTTCTTCAATAATTTTATCCATCAACGCAGCCAATACTTGGCTTGGTTCTTTATATGGAAGGGGCAAGAAGTTGTCTCGCATTGTGCCAGCTGGCACATCTACGTCACGCCATTCGCCTGGGGCTATCGGTGTATCATCGCCTTTGACTCGCATCCCACGGGCCTTAAAGCCGCCTGGCAGATTTGATAATGACCCGGCATCAACGAGCTGACGGAGAATGGAAGTACCTGATTTAGCAAAAGCACCGATAAGATGAATAAGACCAAAGCAGTAGAAGCCAAAGCCGGGAATATAACCATAGTGTACAAAATGATTGCGCTTTTTCTTATGCTCATCTTCGGGTCTCCAGTTACGGCGAATAGCTAAAATCTTGCTAGACGCTTTATCAATAGTCACGATATATGGCAAAGCAATACCAGTTTGTTTACCGTCTTCTTCGTCTTCAAATCCAGGTAAATCTAAATCTACCTGCATCTCAAGAATCTTATAGCGATCATCCGTAGTGGCTCTAAAGCCTTGCTTCTCAGCAATCTTCTTTTCAACTTCGTCAAATGAATCTACAGGCTCGCCTAAATCAACATCCAACCAAAACCCTGCGTACTGAAGCTTCTTAACTTCGTTCTCGGTCTTACGCATAACGTGTGTAACACGTGGGCTTGATTCTAAATTAGCTGCGCCATAAGGAACAACCAAATCTTCCGCTGGTACAAACATTGAGACTTGACGTCCAATAGCTGGATCAAAATATACTTTTTTAAACGCATTACCAGAAAGACCTAAACCCCAAATCATGCGCTCATGTTCTGGGCGGAACTCTTTCATTTCTTCTGTAAGCTGATAGTTCATATCGTCTTGAACTCGCTCAGCAGCATCTTTTTTATCTTGCGTTTCTTTACCAATAATTACAGTCTTAACTGGGCCCGCCGCTGGAAACGTTTCCATAATAGTCTCGGCTTGAAAACGAACTAGCGTCTCAGATAGTAGTGGATGGTAGACGCCACATGCACCTTCCCATGGCTCTGCACGCTCTTCAATAGTCATGCCTAATAGCTGGATGCCGTCTACATAAGTCTGGATCCAGTCTTTACGGGAACTGATATCCTCTTCAAAATCACCAATTAGGTCGCTAGCTAGTGATCCCAATACGCCTTCATCTAAATATTCAGCAAGGTTATCATCAAAACCTTCTTCGTCGTCGCCCTTTTCCATGCGCATAATTGGCATACCATCAATGCCAAGCTCAACCGACTCTGGATCCTCAATAGTTATTTCTAACTCATGATCTGGGTTATTATCCATTTGGGCAATCCCATCTGGGGCTGAATATAGCGCTTTATCTATTGCCATAGTTATTTACCTATACGTTATAGTAGCCTTTGTTTCGGCTACTTTTAAATTCTCTGATCTCATCTGGCTCATCAGAATCGAGCGTAATAAACCCGCCCCTACGGAATCTTAACATTGCTTGGGTCATTGAGTCCACCAAGTCATCGTGCTCTCCGGACGGGAATGATGCAACTTCCTCTACCAACTCTTCAGCCCAGTGGGTCTGTGGTACCCAGACACGTCCACTTGCAAACAGGTCGGCACAAGCATTTAACCTGGCAATTTTATCACCGCTACCCTTGTGGGGGGAATATTCCTGAACTGGTATACCCATTTGCCGCAATTCAAATATCAATGGCGAACCAGAAGCTTTAGCTTCCACTATCAAACAATCAGGATTCCACTCTTTAAAATCTTCAAATGCTTTAGCTTTTAACTCTGGAAATTCCATACGTTGCTTAAATGAATTGAGCAAAATAATATTTGCCGCCATAACGCCCCGGGTATTAGCCTGATAGAACACGCCCCAAGTTGTGCAAGCGCAATAGTCAGAACGCTGGGTTTTTAAGAAAGCCGTATCCCAAGACTGAATAATAAACTCGCACATTGGCGGATCAGAGTGCTCCCATATTTGCCACCACTCCCGTTTGATAATAGCCGATACATCTGAGGTTGGCTGCTGCATATACTGCGCCATCCACTTGCCGCTAGGCAATTCAGTACGTAGTGCCTCTAACTCAGATAGTTTCCAGAACTGGGGCCAAAGAGGTTCGTTATCCGGCAATATTGCAGGAAATTCAATGACTTCCCACTGCTCACCGCTTCTATTTTGTGCTGCTTTAACTACTTGACCAGTCAAATCTTTCTTTGACCAACGGGTCATAACTATAATAATTGCGCCCCCAGGTTGCAAACGCTGACGAGGTCCTGAGGTGTACCACTCATAAGTCTTGTCATAGATCTCTGGGTTGTTTTCGCTTAAGGCCGCCTCTTGTTCCGAATGGGGGTCATCAATGATAAGGATATCTGCTCCCTTACCCGTAACAGCACCGCCCACACCGATAGCAAAATAGTCTCCGCCCTTGTTAGTTGCCCACCGGCCAGCTGCTTTGGAATCAGCTTGTAGTCCAACTCCTGGGAAAATTGACTTATAGACATCTGAATCGACCAAGTTCCTGACCTTCCTACCAAATCCCACGGCCAATTCAGCTGTATGTGAGGTTTGAATGACTTTTTTCTTTGGGAATTTACCCAAAAACCAAGCAGGTAATAAATAAGAAGCAAATTCAGATTTTGTATGCCGAGGAGGCATGTTAATAATAAGTCGTTTGATTTCGCCTCGAGCCACCCGCTCAAAAGCCTCTGCCATTTCTGCATGATGCGCTCCGTCAATGAAGTCAGGCCAGACCCTATGGACAAAATCCATAAATTTATCCTGACAATTTTCTTTTTGTACTGCGTCAACTGTGGTTTCTAGACGCTCTAGCCATACTCGCAGCTCTGCATCCGTCATTTTGTCGACGTTTTTTGCTAAAACTTTTAGATCGGCCGGCGTTAAATCAACCGTTGGCATCTTTTACCTCTTTAGCCTCTACGTCGGTGACGTTTTTTAGTTGGTCTAAGCGGGATTCGGTCTTTGTTTTAGCATTAATTTGGGTGGCAAGCATCAGTTGGTTGATGCGTTCTTTGATAGCGGCCTTTAATTCGTCGCTTGTTTGGTGCGTAACTGTAATTTCGCTGCGCTCGGTGAACAGATCGGAAGCTTTTCCTAGTAGTTCTAACGCTTTAAGAGCAACTTTGTTGTCTTCATCCCGAGAAATTTCCATCAATCTATTAACTACGATGGTTCTAACCTGTACTTTATCTGCAACTATTTGTTTTTCATAGTGATTTATATAGCCAGCAAGCTCCATAGCTACGCCAGGAATAGCTAATGCCTTCTCTTCTTGCTTAGGGTACGTGTTTTTTTCTTCAGCAGGCTTAATTTTTTCAAACATTTCCTTAGCTTTAGCAGCTTCTTCTGGGGAAATATTGTCGTCCATACCCAATTCACGCAGAGCTAAAGCGGTGTTAGCTGCGATCTTTGCACGCATTTCATAGGTCTCGCCGTGTTGTGGGCTAGCTATGATTGGTATTTCTTTATCGAGGTTTGGCTCGACCGGTATTTGCATAATGCCTGGTTTGTGAGGTTGCAATGTGGGGAATATACCACAAAAAATATTATATGGGGGGTATGGTACCAAATAGATTTGATGCCGGGGGGTGTTCTGCAACACAGAATCTGCTAAGTAGAAATTAAATGCAATAGGGGTGGGGGTATAGCTGCGTTGTAATAACACAACGTTAATACTACGTATTACTTGAAAATAGTTTGTAATGTTATTGATGTTAAGAATGCGATTTAAAACTACGTAATATATTGTGCAGATTATTGTGTATATGAGTAGGTGGGGGACCCATTGCCATATCTTGGGGGTGCCACTCCCGTAGGGTCGACCTATGACTAAATTTTTACTTTGTCAAAACAGAGTTTGATTAACTAATCTATATCTACGAAGTGAAGAAAAATTTTTTAAAAAGCCGAGTTGCATTAAGCGAATCAATCCCTCATAATCCTGTATAGTTCCCACCTTTTCTGTGCCATTGTGCTATACTTTAATCATGGTGGAGATGACACTATTCACCTAATCCAATAACCTGTGTCGTGGAGATGTTAATTATGCCTAATAAGCCTACTGCAGTAAATCAAGCCCTCGTCGAAGCTGGCGTGGTTGTTCAAGTTGTCGAAGCACCTAAGGCTGAGTATGTTTTGCAAATCAGCGAATCGCAACAAATCGACCAAGTTGTCGAATTGTTCAGTGATGGTGAAGCTACCATTTCTGAAGGTGATTACGGGATTCAGAAGTCTGCGTTAATACTCGGCAAAGTGCTAATGCCTGACGCAAGCGTTAAGCCCACATACGCTAAGTGGAATGTAATTCGTGCTACTTGGTTGCGTAAGTATATGGCTTTCAATTCTCATGCGTCTGAGGAGTCTGCTCAGAAAGCATGGGAACGCCAAGTCAAGCGGGTTCAGAAAGAAATGCCTGATGTTGTAAAACCATCAGCACCTACTAAAGCTGGTAAGAAAATGTCTGAAAAGCGTAAAGCTGAGGTTGAAATGCTCGGCAAGCTCGAAGATGACCAGCTTGTAGAATTGCTTGCGGCTTACAAAAATCAGGATAACTTCACCAAAGCTAATGCGGTAAAAGCCGAGATAAAGCGTCGTAATGCTGACAGCGAGTCCGAAGCTAAAGCCGAGCTAAAATCGGTGCGTGAGATGGTCATGAAGCAAGTCCGTCAAACTACTGATATTGAGCTATTGCGTGAAGTATCAGAAATGTTGCCACGCTTAGTTGAAAGTGCAATGTTGTAATCAATCGGGGGCGAAGTTTGCCCCCAATCTATTTTGGAGAATCAGATGAAATTAAACAGTAAAGAACGCAGAGTCATTTCACGCTATGCCAAAAGAATCCAGCACCTTATCAAAATCTAACCAAACCCGCTTAGGCGGGTTTTTTTGTTTCTATTTTTTCTAAGCTCTGCTTAGGAACGGTCATTTGTAACAACGCATTAGCCCACGAGCGAGATTCCCTCAATCGGCTCTGCGTATACGCAGAGTAACACATAGTTTTTCGGCTGTCAAGTGTTTAACATTTCGACCGAGTTGTCGCTTTGTTATTCAATGTTATTTATAATGTTATTGGTAAGTCCTTGATTTATAAAGAATGTTAAAATGTTAAAATGTTATTGGGATTACTTTGGCATTTTTTAATTTTTGCAGAGACGAAGACCCCCCTCGCATAGTGCAGGGAAATTTGCTGGCGGTGTGATTTTGAACTTTATATAACATTATAACATTACATATAAAAATCCCTACAGCCCAATAAATACAAGGCTTAGACAATGTTATTACGAAAATAACATTCAATAACATTTAATATCATTCCCACAAATAGCATAACATTTCCCACAAAAACCTAACATAAACTTGACTTTGTCAAGAAAGTGTGGTATACTATACGAAGTATAGTAATTCAAAATTTAGCAGCAAAAGGTGTTAGAAGGTAGTAGTAAACATTTCGACAATTCCGTCGGTTTGTTATTTTTATAGGAGATGTGTATGTCGCAACACGCTATATTCACGCACTATATGTGTGTGAGGTGTAATTTCCCACGCATTACTCAGGGTCGCTATGACCATCAAACCAAACACGGCTTAAAGCACACATGTCCCGCTTGCGGTGACATCGAAGCTACTCATCAGCTAAAGATGAAGCAAAGCCGAGTTATTCCCATCAACAAGTCAACTCCGACATATATCCACAGTTGGGAACTTTTATCTCAACTCAACCCAAAGAGGACAACATGACTCTACACATTACACGAGCAGACCGCAAACGCAAAAGCCTGATCGCTGAAGCAGAAGCTCAGTCTATACAGCAACTCATTAAGACAACGCCGACTATCGAGGAAAAGCGGGAATTAGTGGTAAAACACAACCCATACTTTTATATCTTCGGTTTGCACTTGGACTGGCGTAACCCCTACGAAGAAAGCGAGGACGACTGTGGCAAATGACGGCTATCTGACTATGAAGCGGATCATGGACGAGAAGCTAGAGAAGTGGAAGCGTGAACACTATGTCCACAACTGGACAGGGTTTGAGCAACTTCATGCTTTCGGGGCATACAAAGATGGGTTCATTGAAGGGTTCTGTGCAAGGTTCTTCGAGGAACAAAACGACAAAGGAGTCGAATAGTTATGAAAGACTTTTTAGTAGGTATCAATAGCTGGATTTTAGGCGGATTGTTTGCAGGCTTGGTTGCAGTAGGTCTGTATGCAGTATGTAGTTTTGTTAGTGATTTATTTAACCTTTGGGAAGGAGATGAGTAGTGGGATATATG